CCATGTCTTGAAGGCGCTGTCGTACACATCCCCGTCGTACTCGGTTATGTATTTTGTGATGCCTAGGTTCTGTAAGTGAGTGAAGTATTTGAGCCCGTTGGCGATGAAGTTCTGCGCGGTGTCCACGTTAAACGCACGACCCCACATCATATTCTTTTTCTCACCTTTACCACGGTGCCCAACAAATACAGTATTTCCAACCTGCACTAAGTCTACGTCGGGCATATTTATTTCCTGCGCAATAGCGACTAGCGCAGCCTTCGGCGGCACGCCTTTGAGGTCAAGTTCCCCTACCATCATTGATATGATTGTGGGCGCGGGAAGCGGCTCTACTTTGCTATCAATCACAGTGGGCATCCTACACCTCCGTAGAAAACAATGCGGCGGAGTAAATATTACCCATGCCAGCGGCTAGACTAAGGAATGGCCCTTTTGGGGCTGGCGCATCGTAGGACAGAAACACGTCATCCGTGCCTGTTCTATTGAGGATTCTTGGTACTATACCGCGTTCCAAGTCATTTAGCAACAACCCAGTCTCTAATAGCCCACTAGCGCTAAGAGTATGGCCTATACGTGGTTTATACGATGTAGCTACAAACTCGTCAAGACTACGCAGTAGCGCGGCTTTCTCTGCTTTATTGTTAGCATCAGTGCCAGTGCCGTGCGTTTTTACGAGTTTAATTTCTTTCTTGTTTAGTTTGGCTACCTCTAGTGCGCCGTCTATAGCTTTGGAATATCCTTCTCCATCAGGGCGTTGCCCAAGCGGGTTTGTGTTGTTTTCTGCAGACGTATAGGCCCCAAGGAACCGTGCCATAGGTTTAGCCATATTGGGGTGCTCACGCTCAAACACTGCTAAAGCTGCGCCCTGCCCTACATGGAACCCTGTGTTTACAGCGTCAAACGCTGATGGTTTGCGGTCAGGTTCTTCGGAGAGCTGTATGTTTGCTTTAGCGTCCCCAAAGAACTCTAGGGAGGGTACACATACAGAATCCTCTCCTGCAAGGACGATAACACGGTCAAACCCGTAGTACCAAAACAGGTTCTGCATATCCATCAACACCTTTAACCCAGAAGCGCAGGCGCTAGCGTCCGTGGAAACGTGGTCATGTACGTGAAACATGCTGGCGATACGCCCCGCGTATATGTTGGTGAGTGTCAGGAACGGTATCTTAGTTTTGTAGTGTAATTCTGCGTCGGGGTTTCGGTCGTAACGCCCGCTTGTACCCATCCAGCCTTGGCTCCCCGCAGCAAACATAAACGCTGTTTTGCCTTTTACAGGGTTATTGACCACATAATCTATTATTTCTTGCGTTATTATCTTATCAAACGCCCTATGTGGGGGGTAGAATAGGCCGGATTTTGCCCGCCTAAACGTATCTTGTATGATATGCACGCGCTGTGGGAACGCTATATCTTCGTACACCGTGGTCTCAGTAGTAGACAACGTGTTGCAATGTGTCATGTATATCATTTTACTGACGCTATCGCAGCTTCAACAGATTCAAAATCTTTCTTTTTATTCTCGTGCATATAGTCCCGCACAGCCCGTAGGTTGGCAGTAGGGATATTGAAGTCTTCTGTTTCGGGGATACCGTAGATGTCGCTAAGTAGGACAAGGGTCAGTGTTACATCCAAGCTGTCTAGCCCTATAGCTTCTTCTGAAAGGGCAGAGTCTAGTGATGCGGGTTTAGTATATTTGTCAATACGTGGTTTCACTTCGCGGACGCAAGCGTCGAACAGTTCTATAAAGTCCATTTTGCACCTATTTGTTAAGGGTGCGTATATAATACTAGGTAATTTCGAGAATGCTAGCCACAACGTGCAATCTATTAGCCGTAACCGCAGTTACCGTTAGTACCTCAGTAGCCTGTACAACTAAAGGTTCGGACAGTAACTCTACTGTAAGACTAGCTCCGATTACTGCGCCACTAAACAGCGTGTATACATTTGCGCCGTTTGTTATTGTAACCTCGACTGCATCCGCTGTAGCCGTTATCGCAGCCACTAATATAGACTTTACGATGGCCGTTGTAGCAGGGGCGCAGGTGTAGAGCGTAGTTGCGGCTGTTGTAGTGAGGGCTACTTTTGCGTTTATATAATTATTTGCCATTAGCTCATGTACCATCCCATTGCTTCTGCTTTGTTTGCATCAGTGTTATCCCGTAAGGCCGAGTCAAGCTGGTTAAAGTAGATACGAAGTACCTTATGGATTTCGTCAAAATCCTGTGGATTATACTCCTTTGGTGCATACGGTATAGCGGGCGCACGAAACGGGACGTTGTATCTTCTGGAATCTACTACCATTACCGCCTCCCGTCAGGTCGCATGTCTAGTCGCGGCGCACCGAGCTGCCACGTAACACCTAAGCCAGTAGACTCAACCTTCATAGCAAGCTGCCGACCCCGCACGCGGGTGTATATCTGCCCCGTGAACTGTTCAACTGGAAGGACCGCCGTGCGCGTTACTGCTTGCGCGTTGTTGCCACCTACAGATGCAGGGTCGCTATACCCCGAACCAGAGTTAGCAAGAGGCAACAGGGTCATCGTTGCGCTTGGAGAACCCGACGTAGACCCATCAAACCTAATATCTGGGAGGATACGCCAGATAAAGGCAAATTGATGCCCGTCGTCTAAATCAAACTCTGCGGACGCAACATAGGCATGAATCGGTAGCGTTGTGGCGTTCTCGTTATCATCTACCCCCTGCTCGTGGTTCACGAGGTTGTTGCTGTATGTAGCGCCAAGGGGGTGGTCACGCAGCCCAGAATCGAGCCAAGCGCTACGAGACATAGTACCGTAGTACCAAACGTCTTCCATGTAATTATACACTACGTAGCGGTC